AAATTCAAAATCACTAGTTTTAACATAAGTGTGAGGAAAATATCGCTCAACCGGAATTTTAACTCTGTTCAAATTTTCGGAAAAACAGTGGCGATCACAGCCTATTTCTTGAAGTCTCTTAAACATAGGCAAAAATTGTTTGGCTTTTCTTGCAATTTCTTTATAATTCATTGAACGATATTCTCCATCACTTAATATTCTATATTTACCTCTAAACCATGTCATTATATCATTAACATCATCAGTAAAAAGTGATACTCCAATCTCCACCAGTAATTCAGCGTCTTGTGGTCTAGGCAAAACAAATTTAGTATAATTTTCAATTATATCAACTCTATTTAAATCATCCTTAATTATGCCAAAATATGATAGAAATCCAGCCAAATTCTTTCCAGTTTTGATATCTACTGGTACCGGTTTATTATAATCATAAATAAGTTTGCCTTTTCGTTCATCCCACGACATTTCTGCCAATATTTTAGTTATGTCTTTAGTGAAATTTAAAAGTTTGAAAGAGGTTCCAAGTGAAATATCACAATACAAAGATTTTCTTTTAATAACTTTAAGTGCATCACCTTTAGGGAAATAAACAGTATCTTTATTAGCTGTAATATAAAGTTCTTTTATTATGGTTTGTCCTTCATGAAATCTATTAATTATTTCGATAGTAGTACCAACATTCATAGCCGAATAGGAAAAATCATCAATTAACATATATTCATACAATTTTGTTGGAAAGTTAAAGTCGAATTGTTCCAGCTTTTCACATAAGCTACGACACAATGTTGTTTTTCCTGTACCCGGGGGTCCAACCAATACAATAGCATATCTTTTAACCATTGAAAATTTTGTTCCTCCTACTATTGATTCTTCAGATTCTTCATCGGATGAACATATATGATTATAATTTTGAAACATCAATTGATCTCCAGGATATTTTCTTTTAATTTCAGTTGATAATCTATTTTTGGAACTACCCATAAATTTGTTCTCTAACATTTTAGAAGGGTCATGTTCAATTTTCTGGGAAGGGATCTGATATTTACACAAATGGCCAATATTGACAAGTGATTGTCTAAATGTTTCTCTGTTCATTAATTCTTTATTTATAACTGATTCAAATAATTCATCAATAGTTATTTCACCCATTACCCAACACGCCTTTGGATCGAATTTAAGGTTTTTCTCAAAACTACTATTGGAGAAATCATATCCAAATGTAGGATTGATAAGATAGTACTTTGCTGGATTAGCTTCATACCAAGATGAAGGAGGTTCACTACTGTTTTCAGATCTATATTTAACCAATCCTTCGTTGTGAACATATACCACATAGTCTCTTCTTCTATTAGCGGATAAATAATCAGTAATTTTCTGGGGAGGCGCTATCCAATTATAATTAGAAGTTAATAAAATCACTTTTGAAGTGAAAGGGAAGCCTTTATCAGGAATAGCAGCTCCAACAATGTCT